GCTAGAAGCACAATAATGTTGAAGCAGTGGAAAGGCTGTTAATTCTGCGCTGTGAATAGGGGTTAATTCATTCAGCAGTGAAAAGCTAACTGGCTTTCACTGCTGATGCTAAAACATTTAATCGTGCGCGTGAGTCCCCGATAAATTCACTCCTCTTCGCCTACCGCGTTTTCGCAATTTTTTTACGTTTTGGACACAACCATGGACACGCTGATATTGCTCAAGCCTTATCTAGAAAGGATCGTAACGATCATTTTAGGATCGCTAATGTCAAAGTCGTGACAGGTTTTGTCACAGAATGACAGGCTATCCCAATATATCGAGATAATTTCCCTCGTTTTTTGTTTCAATGCAAATCTCTCATGAATTTAACTTGAAAGACGGATTAAACTCACACTCAGTTGAAACACCTACCAATTCAGTTAAAACACCTGTCAATTCAGCTAACATTTAAAATACATATAATATACAATCACTTGTTATTTATAATACCTCGTTATGACTATAAAAATATTTTATTTGTTCACAATTTATCATCACCTCAATAATCAGGGTGTATACATGGGATTTTTATTATGAAGTTTAAAATACTGACTGTTGCTCTTTTAGCTGCGATGTCACTTAATGCACACGCGGGCGAAAATGTAGGTGGGTTTTACAAATCTAGAATGAGTGGAGCCATCGTTGCGCCATCATCAGCGAAAGTTAACGACACTGGCCTTGTTAATGGGCAAGTATATACAGTTGTAGATGAAGCTATGCTACGCAAGATGATTGCCGATGGTGATGATGTGACTCGTGTTGTAACAACAAATATAACAAATATGAGTAACCTGTTTAAGGATAACAAAACATTTAATCAAAATATCGGTCACTGGGATACATCTAATGTGACGGATATGAGAGACATGTTCTGGGGGGCTGAGGCATTTAACCAGGATATTAGCTTCTGGGATACATCTAAAGTGACTGATATGCATTATATGTTCAACGGTGCTAAGGAATTTAACCAAGAGATTGGTTATTGGAATACATCTAAAGTGACGAGTATAGATAGCATGTTCTACGGTGCTGAGGCATTCAACCAAGATATTGGTGACTGGGATACATCTAAAGTGACTTATATGTATTCGGTATTCAGAAATGCTAGGGCATTTAACCAAGACATTGGTGGCTGGGATGTATCTAATGTTACGAGTATGGCTTGGATGTTCAATGGTGCAGAGGCATTTAATCAAGACATTAGCGGCTGGGATACGTCCAAAGTGACAGGTATGACTGCTATGTTCCACAATGCTAAGGCATTTAATCAAGATATTGGTGACTGGGATACGTCTAAAGTGACTAATATGATTAGTATGCTCTCTGGTGCTCAGGTATTTAACCAAGATATTAGCGGCTGGGATACGTCCAAAGTGAAGTATATGAGTAGTATGTTCGAAGGTTGTAAGGCATTTAACCAAGATATTGGCGGCTGGGACACATCTAAAGTGACGAATGTGAGTCGTATATTTTACCATGCGGAGACATTTAACCAAGATATTGGTGACTGGGATATATCTAATGTGACGAATATGAGAAATATGTTCGAAAGTGCCAAGGTATTTAACCAAGATATTAGCCGTTGGGATACATCTAGCGTGACGAATATGAACCGTGTATTTTACTTTGCAGAGGCATTTAATCTAGATATTAGCCGTTGGGATACATCTAGCGTGACGAATATGCACGAAATGTTCGCTTATGCTTATGCCTTTAACCAAAATATTAGCCGCTGGAATACATCTAACGTGATTGATATGGGCTCAATGTTCAGCAGTGCCGATGCATTTAACCAAGATATTAGCCCTTGGGATACATCTAGCGTGACGAGTATGAGTTGGATGTTCAGCAGTACCGATGCATTTAACCAAGATATTAGTTATTGGGATACATCTAGCGTAACTGATATGAGTGGTATATTTGCCGGTACAAAGGTATTTAACCAAGATATTAGTTATTGGAATACATCTAGTGTGACGAGTATGAGGAATATGTTCAGTGGTAGCGATGCATTTAATCAAGACATTAGTGGCTTGGATACATCTAACGTGACCAATATGAGTAAAATGTTCAGCTATGCAGAGGTATTTAACCGAGACATTAGTGGCTTAGATACATCTAGCGTGACTAATATGAGTAGCATGTTCGAAAGATCTGAGGCATTTAACCAAGATATTAACCGCTGGGATATATCTAGCGTAACAGATATGAGTAAAATGTTTTATCAAGCTCGACCATTCGAGGAAAGCAATGTGGAGTCATGGGATTTATCAGGCATAGATACGACAGAGATGTTCGGTAAATAAGTCTGTAATAAAGATAGTCTCTGGTTATAAGATAGAAAGCTGAACACAATCTCATTGGTGTTCGGCTTTCCTTTAAATGATTAATCGCCTATCTCATATTTACTTAGCAGGTAACGTTAACCAGCCCCTTTGGCATTCTTACTCCCCCAAAACGCCCTAAACAATCGCATTAATCCAAGCGTAGAAACCGCAATACCCACAATCACAAATTCAAAGTACCAGGGCGCGCCTTTATAACCCATGGCCTGCCAACCATTTGCCATATACGGCTGCAGCTGTGGCACAAAGTGCGCAATGAACAACCCCAAAAACACCGTAATAATGATTTCATCCATTATCGATTCGCGCCGGTTCTTCAATACCTGCAGATCATAATCAGCGTCGTTACCTTCCTGGTTAGCTAACCGTTTAGCTTCCGCGTCTAACTTTGCCAATTTAAGGTTACCTTCTGCAGTCGCAATCGATGCCGCCATTTCTGCAGCAATACGTTTACGCTCACGATAGCTACCTGACAAATCCGCAATCGGTGCCGAAATAAAACTAAACAGTGACGTTATCCATTTCATGATTTGTTCCTCATAATAATATCCAAAAAGTGCTTAGGGTCTTTTGATACCGCTTTTGCCAGGGCATTAACCCCCGTTAAAAGATGCGGCGCTACATACGCGGCAATACCAATGATGCCGGTCTTCAACCCTTCATCTAAGCCAAGCCAACGACAAAAACTGTCCGCAATGTACGCGGACAAAATCGCCATCAGCACCGACATAAAATAATGAAAAAAAGTAATTCGTGTACCAGACATATACATTTGTGTTGCGGCGGCCAGTAACGACAACAAACACAGTTGCCCCCATTGCCTTATAAAAACAATCAGTTCTTCCATCAATCCTCACTCCTCGGGTTTAAGTCAGAATACGCTGGCTCTGCAAATTTGATATGCAGTGCAACAGGTAAATACTCGTTAATTTCCAGCATGTCCTGCTGCATAGGAACCACTTCATTGTTGTAATAAGCCCGGGTGATTTTATCCAGGTCACCAAAGCCCGGACTTTCCCCCGACGTTTGTCCGCTTAACGCTTCCTGGGCACGGTGCATACTCAACATATCGTTTAACGTCATCTTCTTAATACGCTCAAATTCATCCTTGGTAGAAATATCACCCACCGGAATAATCTTGATTGCTTTCTCGGCATCAGCCTTACCACTGCGGTTATTAATAAACAAACTGCGAAAGTTACCCACACCGCGAGAATCTCTGATTGCAGCCTTCAAATCATTCTCATCATCGGTAGACAAGTTCGGGTCTGCCATCGAGAAGATAAACCCCATGTGTGCGCCGTTCTTGTAATACTTACGGCGGAACAGGGTGGCATCTTCGTTTAAAAGCGCAGACTGAATACCGCCATAATATTGGGGAATACCATAGATACCCTGGTTAGGGTCGTATTCTTTTAGGTGAATAACTTCGCCTTTTTTAAACCGAAGCACCTTGCCATTACTTAAGCGCTGGGCATAAACACCTGGCGTGGAGGTATAGCGCATCGATAACGCAGGTAAATGCCTTAGCTTAATCACATGACCAAAAGCATTTTTAATAACCTGAAAATACGCATTCGCCGCCCAACAATAATCAAAAGCAAACTTCTTAAACGTTCGCTGGCTCAACACCGTATTAGGCTTAAACCATTTCAAGATCATATTGCGTTTAAAATATAAAATAGGCCCATGCTGAGCATTAACGCGCAGCAACTTAACCAGCCCAGATAAACTCACAGGCGGTGAATATAACCCGTCCATATCAGCATAAAGCCCGATATATTCGGTCATGTGATTGTCTAAACACGGCTCAGGGTCGCCAAAGCTAAAGGTGTCGATAGATTTATCTTTCACCGGTTCTGTTGTCGTACTCTTAATTGAATTCATTATGCGGCATCTAATCCTATTGACGTTCTGGTGCTCGAGCTGTCACCAGATAATGGTTCGTAAATCATGGCGTGCATGATTGCCCAGGCAATATCTGCA